GTCTGGGACGGCGCATAAGGTGAGCGCACTCTGGCTGCCCGATGGCTTCGACTGGAAGAACCCAGACTACGCGCCTGTTTATTCCGAGCGGACGGAGCGACTGAAGCGGTTGAGGGCCGACGCGGCACTACTGGCCGGCGTGAAGAAGTTCTACGCCGACGATCACCCGGCACAGTTCATCCACGACTGGGGCATGACCTTCGATCCGCGGATGGCAGAGCGCAAGCTGCCCTCGACGATGCCGTTCCTGCTGTTCCCGAGGCAGCACGAGTTCATCGACTGGCTGCTGGCGCGCTGGCGTGGCCGGGAAGACGGCCTGGCCGAGAAAAGCCGCGATACCGGCGTTTCCTGGCTGTGCATCGGCTTCGCTTGCTGGATGCTGCTGTTCAAGCCTGGGACGGTGTGCGGGTTCGGCTCGCGAAAAGAGGAATACGTCGACGACCTGAACGACCCGAAAAGCCTGTTCTGGAAGGCGCGGGCACTCATCGGGTTGCTGCCGATTGAGTTCCAGCCTGCGGGGTGGAATCCGAAGAAGCACGCCCCGTTCATGTCGATCCTGAACCCGGACAACGGCTCGGCGATCGTGGGCGAGGCGGGCGACAACATCGGGCGTGGCAACCGGACGTCGATCTACTTCAAGGACGAATCTGCGTTCCTTGAGCACCCCGACACCATCGACGCGGCGCTTTCCCAGACCTCGAACGTCAAGATCGACGTCAGCACCCCGAACGGCGAGGGCAACCCGTTCGCCCGGAAGCGAAAGAGCGGAAAGGTGCCGGTGTTCACCTTCAACTGGCGCGAGGACCCGCGCAAGGGCCGGGAGTGGTACGACAAGCAGGTGCGCGACCTGGACCCCGTGGTGCTGGCCCAGGAGGTCGACATCAGCTACTCGGCGTCCGTGGCCAACGCATGGATTCCGGCCGCATTCGTGAGCGAGGCGCAGGCAAAAGGCCCGGCTGACGTGGAGCCGTCCGGCCCTGTGCGGCTCGGGGTCGATGTGGCCCGCTTCGGCGATGACAAGACGGTGCTGTGCCCCAGGGACAGCCGCATCGTCTACCCGCTCGAGGTGTGGGGCAAGCTGGACACCATGCAGACGGCCGCTCGGGTCAAGGACTACGTGCTGACTTGGAATGACGCGGCGTCCACGTTGGGGCGCGGGCAGATCGAGCAAATCGCCGTCGATGTCATCGGGGTCGGTGCCGGCGTGGTGGATCGGCTCGGAGAGTACGAGGCGCTGCGTGGGGTCCAGATCATCGGGGTCAATAGTTCGCTGCGGCAGGACGACGGCCGCAACTACAACCTGCGGGCTCGCATCTGGCGAGAAGGCAAGGATTGGTTGGACCCTAGAAACGGCCCGGTGAGCCTGCCGGTAGATCAGGAACTATCCGTCGACCTGACGAGCCTGCATTACAGCTACCGCAACAGCGAACTGCTCATTGAAAAAAAGGAAGACGCCAAGAAGCGCGGCATCAAGAGCCCTGACCGCGCCGACGCCTTCATGCTGACCTTCGCAGAGCCCGTCACCCGATCACTGTACGACCGCCCGGCGACGCGCCGCGGCAGCTGGAGAACCGCATGACCATGATCTACGGCCCCACCGGACGCCCCCTGACGGCGGTCGGCGGCAAGCACTCCTGGAAGCAGTTCCGCCGCGGCGATGTCGTCTGCTCCCTGCAGTGGGCGGGCGATCCGATCGAGCCGGCGATGGTGCTGTTCCCGAACATCGGCAACACCCGCGGCGGGGTTTTCGTGTTGTGCTTGTCGTCCCTGCACAAGTACGTCGAGAAGACCGGCTACGCCAGCCGCGACCTGAAAACCACCGGCTGGCAGGACATCGCCCGCCACCTCGGCCTGGACGCGGTCTCGCGCAGCGCCTGCGCCGACATCTGCGGAATCATCGAGGACTGCGCGCCGGAACTGGTGTGGATGCCGCCCGCCCCGCCCGCTGTCAAGGCCGCCCAGGCGCCCGAGAAGGTCGGCGAACTCGTGATCAGCGAAAAGGGTGGCCGCGTGCTGCACGAGGCGCAGGTCTGATGTCCGAGATCGAGCGCTCCTACGCCGAGTCCGGTGACAGCGCCGTCGCTCGCATGGCCCCGGAGGTTCGCGCGCCCAGGCGCAAGGGCAAGAACGGCCTGGACAGCCCGGAGACGCGCCGCCGGCACGGCATCCTGATGGACTGGCTGCAGCAGGAGCGCGACCGCCAGAGCGTCAACCGCTTCCAGATGGCGGTCGACGAGGACTTCTACGACGGCCTACAGTGGACCTAAGAGGACGCCAACGAACTGGCCGACCGCTATCAGGCCGCGCTGGTCTTCAACAAGGTCAAGCCGAGCATCAACTGGATGCTGGGCACCGAGAAGCGCACCCGCTTCGACTACAAGATCCTGCCGCGAGAGGAAAACGACGAGCAGGGCGCCGAGGTCAAGACCAAGGTCTTCAAGTACCTCTCGGACTGCAACCGGCTGCCCTTCGAGCGCTCGCAGGTTTTCAAGGAGATGATCTGCGCCGGGGTCGGCTGGCTCGAGGAGGGCATCAACACCGAGCCCGGCCAGGAGATCATCTACGCCGGTGGCGAGAGCTGGCGCAACGTGCTGCACGACAGCATGAGCGTGAAGCTGGACTTCAACCAGGACGGCCGCTATCTGTTTCGCTGGCGCTGGATGGACGTGGACATTGCAGAAACGATGTTCCCGGACAGAAAGAGCGTGCTGCGCAGCGAGGCCGTCGACGCCGACGAGATCGCCGAGAAGGACGAGGACATCTGGTACCTTGGCGCGCGGACCAACGCCGAACTGGCCGAGTTCTCCCGCTATACCCGGCACCGCAGCGTCTCCAGCCAGGGCGCGGCTGGATTCAACCGCAGGCAGCGGGTCAAGATCATCGAGGGCTGGTATCGGGTGCCCTGCGCCTGCCAGGTCATGCGCGGCTCCGGCCGGCTAGACGGCGAGATTTTCGACCAGAAGAACCTCGAGCACTGCGCCGCGGTTGAGGCCGAGGACGTCACGCTGGCCTCGACGACCTACCTGAAGATGCACGTCATGCTGTTCACGGAATCGCATCCGCTATGGCATGGCCCGAGCCCGTACCGGCACAACCGCTTTCCGCTGACGCCGATCTGGTGCTACCGCCGGGCCAGGGACGGAATGCCCTACGGGATGATCCGCGACGTGCGCGACGCGCAGGAAGATTTCAACAAGCGTGCCAGCAAGGCCTTGTTCATCCTGTCGACCAACCGGGTCGTGATGGACAAGGGCGCGATCGACGCCAAGGACATCGAGCGCTTCCGGGCTGAAGTTGCGAGGCCTGACGGCATCATCGAGAAGAAGGCCGGGGCGGAACTGAAGATCGAGCGCGACACGCAACTGGCCGAAGAGCACCTGATGCTGGCCGACCGCGACGCGCAGATGATCCAGGACATCTCCGGGATCACAGATGAGAACCTGGGGCGCCAGACCAACGCCAACAGCGGCGTGGCGATCCAAAGAAGGCAGGACCAGGGCGGGATCGTCACCGCCACCGTGTTCGACAACTACCGATTTGCCTACCAGATCCAGGGCGAGAAGATCCTCTCCCTGATCGAGCAGTATTACACCGCCCGCAAGGTGCTGCGCATCGTCGGCGAGAACAAGCCCATCGAGTGGCTGCCGGTCAACAACATCGACCCCGAGAGCGGGGAGACCCTCAACGACATCACCGCGTCCAAGGCCGACTTCATCGTCGACGAACAGGACTTCCGCGCCAGTCTGAGACAGGCCCAGGCCGAGACCATGATGGAAATGCTCGGCAAGATCGCCCCGGTCATGCCGCAGGCCGCGATCAACCTGCTGGACCTCGTGGTGGACCTGTGGGACATCCCGAACAAAGAAGAGTGGCTCGAGCGCATCCGCAGCATCAACGGCCAGAGGGACCCGGCCAAGGCCCCGACCCCCGAGGACGAAGCCCGCACGGCCAAGGCCGCGGCGCTGCAGGAGGAACAACTGCGCATCACGCTGGAGCAGGCGCAGGCGCAAATCGCCAAGACCAAGGCTCAGGGCAAGCGGCTCGACGCAGCGAGCGTCCGCACCATCATCACCGGGCTGTACGAGGCGCTGCAGGCCGGGCAGATAGTGGCCACGGTGCCGGGTGTAGCGCCCATTGCCGACGTCATCGCGCAAGGGGCTGGCTTCCAGCCGCAGGGCGGTGCGGACCCGAACATCCCGCCGCCGAGCGGGCAACTGCCCGAGATGACCCCGCAGAGCCAGTCGGGCGACTACGTTGGAGCGGCGCAGGGCATTCCCGATGCAGTACAGGCGGACGGCGCCGCCGCCGGCATTCAGACGATGGACAACGACGGCGCGATGGCGCCGTGAAGGAGCAGCGACATGAAAGCAGCAAGCATTTCCAGCTACGCCGCCGACGAGGCGAAGTGGCGCACCGAATCCGACCTGCGAGCGCTGCAGGACGCCGAGGCGATCAAGAAGGACCCCAAGCGCTTCAAGGCGTGCCAAGAGCTTGCCAAGAAGAAGCTGATGGAGATGGCTTCCATCGCGGGCGACGCCGAGCACGGGAAGAGCTGAGGAGATGCTGGACGCTCTGCGCGACGCGTGGCAGCAGCGCCGGTTTTCTCGCCGCGACGTTGCCACATACCTGAGCAAAGGCTACGGCGGCTGGGTCCGCTGCGGCTGCGCGACGTGCCGCCAATCGTGCCGGACCGCCGGCAGATCGCTTGGCTGACCGCAACCCAATCACCCTGACAGGCCGCCACTGAGCGGCCATTTTTTT